TGTAGCTGCACCGATGAAGTTTCTGGATGCATCAACAACATAGTTTCCAGAAGCATCTAAACCAGCACCAAGTTGTGTATCATTAAGTTCAACTTGCAGAGCGCCTTCAGCATTTGTTGCACGGGTTGCTTCATCTCCAATAGCAGTTTCATTAAGCTTAACCTTAGCATCAAGCAAGTGGTCTGCATTATCAAGACTTGTAGCTGCACCGATGAAGTTTCTGGATGCATCAACAACATAGTTTCCAGAAGCATCTAAACCAGCACCAAGTTGTGTATCATCAAGCTCAGCTTGTAGACCACCAGTACCGGCCGCGACCGCATCAGCATTAGCCCTAACCTGAAGAGATAGTTTGTGATCAGCATCATCAAGACTTGTAGCTGCACCGATGTAGTCTCTGCCTACAACAGCAACATAGTGTCCAGACGGATCTAAACCAGCACCAGTTTGTGTGAAATCAAGTTCATCTTGGATAGCCGCGTCCTGAAGGTCCATATCGGCTCTCAATGGGTCAGCGGTTATTACGCCATTCCCATTATCAGCAAAGTCAACGCCCTGAAAAAGGCCCTGCTTAAATACAAATTTTGTTTTTCTATTACCAGCCATTATAATTTCTCCTATAATGTTTTGTTAATTATTATTTCTTAATTAAAAAATTAAGAAGTTATTTAACTTATTAAAAACAAAGACTTGTACCACAATATATTTAAACTTTTTCAGCATATAAGGCTATAATCTTCTTACGCCGTTCAAGGGTTGAGTTTGCCCAAACCCACGGATAAGTGCCTTTTAAGCTTTTTATCTCTTTTTCATACTCTGCACAGCTTTTGGCTAATCCAGATATGTGTGATTCTGATATGTCCGAAATTTCAATCCCTAATTCAATAGCCACGTCCGTAATCAAATACCAGTTTGATTCATTTGCCGCGTTAATAGCCGCCGAACATAATTTTGAATATTTATTTTTTAAATCCTCATCCTCTATGCTTGACGTTTTATCTGGGTGAATCTTTAACATTATTTTCCTATATATCTTTTTAAGATCAGGATGAATGTTGTTTTTGCTTATTTCGCAAATTTTATCACGATCCGATGAAGAGTCTGAGTTTAAATCTTTTAATAGATTTTTTGTACAATTTTCTATTTTAGATTTAACATCTTTGTTTATTTGCTTCATGTGTAAAGATAATTCTTCAGAAAAATCCTTTTTATATTGTTCAAATAAATAATTATGCTCTTCTAGCTCTGCTGATAAATATTTTGCTTTTAAAAACAATTTGTTATACCTTCTGTTTATTTGCATTACCCAAAACACTCCAAGAGATTTAAGTTATTTTCTATTAGGAGTAAACTTATTCTTAATATAACTTTTTGCTCTTGCAACATTTATTGCACACAAATCCTATGCTCTTAATTGTATAATTAAAAACAAACAGACTATAACTGTAGATCAGCCCAATGCAACGCGCTTTACATACGAGCACTTAAAAAACTATTACTTTGACTGAAATTTGGGACTATTTCTGAACATTTTTTAATATATTAGTAGTTTTTTTTCAGCATATCTGCTGGCTATTAAAAAACTTTATAAACATCAAATGAAAAAAAAATTAAAATAATTTTAAAAATAAAAAACTATACTTAAATTAATTAGAATATAAGATCTTCTTAAGAGATCTCACCTGGTTATCAAACTTGCAAAAATCACTACTAAAATACTCTAATGACAACGTATCTGCGTTTCCATCCGGATCTTCTATAATAAACTGAAATCTTCCAGATAAAAGTTTTTTAGCACTAATAAGCTTAAGTCCTTTGAATGTAAGGTATGCGGCAAGCGCTAAGTCTGATGTCTCATATTGATTCATATAAGTTCCCTCTTGTACAAAATCATTTTAAATTAATAGAAGCATATCCTATTTTAAACCATGTTTGTCTATATAGCGTTTATGAGTAGAACAAATAGTGCAGCCCTTTGGAGCCTGTCTTTTGCATCTGTTTCCATCATTTTTAACAAAGTCACACTGTACAAACTCAAACCCAACAACATCTGTATATTTCTTATTTTCTTTATTATCAATAAATAAACTTGACGGCACTTCTTCGGTACATTCTTCCATAGCGATTGGAGCAAAAGAGTCTAATTCTTCCTCTTCTATTTCCTCCAATATAACAAAAGGCTCCGAATCAATCATTTCTGTATATTGTTCACCAGATGGTTTTAAATCTGCTAGCTCCTCCTCATAGTCGAAAAATGTGTCATATTTTTCTAACCCATCATCTTCGTCTTCCATGACAACACAGTTTTTGCCTCGCCTGGAATACTCAGAAGTTTGAGCACGATTCTTCAAAGGAGTTGCTTTTATCACCTTTAGCCTGGCCTGTAACTTTTTAGATATCACTTCTTCTTCCTTATCCTAATAGAGGAAAAATAGTATAAAACAAAAAAGGCACGGCGTTTCCACCGTGCCTTTAAAGTGTAGGTTAAAGACTAATTCTAAGTCATTGTACCAGTAGAGACACCACGGGGATTGACAATGCCAATTCCGATAATCTCATTAACAACCCAACCAAGCTTCAACTGCTTGGGCTCATCGGCGGGAAGAACCTCAACGTCCTGACGGACAGGCATCACACCAACAAACTCAGGATCAGCACAAGCAAACCCTCGACCAGCCGGGACAACCTTGGATACGATAATGTCGGCACCAAAGATGTGACCATAAAGGCCGGTCTGAAGCAGTTCACGCTGAGTGACTGGATCGACCTGAGAAGCTCCCTGCTGACCACCTGCAGATTCCCAAGCAAGAATGTCAGTAAATTCATTAATGTTGAGGAAATACTTAGAAGTAACTAAGTCCCAACGATCAATCTGACGCTTGAGATTGAGCAAGCCATTCTTGTCCAAATCACCATTGGTAGTAACGGGATCAAGAATAACAGCAGCGTTTTCGCCACCCTGGTTGCTATCTCCAGCAAACTCAAGTGCAGCAAAGACGTTTGCGTCTTCCTGTGCCTGAATTTCCTGACGAGCCTTTTGCTGCGCACGATCAACAACGTTGAATCGACGCCGCTTGACTTCAGCAATACGAACCGTTGGGTTTGAGACAACCTCAAACTCAGGAACGGTCACGCGGTCACCAAAGACACGAGACTCTGGAGCAGCACCATTGCTGGATACAACTACAGCCGCGACATCAATATCACGGTCATAAACAGGCAGAGCACCCTGAGGTAGAGGATCCACGACTAGGGCTTTGCGAGCAACTCCCTGATAATCGAGGTTTCTACGGATGGGGTTAGCCATTGCCTGACCGAGGGCGATTTTACCCTCTTGTGTCATCAAAGCCTGCTTGATCATCTCATCTCTCTGGCTATCATTCAAGCCAGGCGCGGTGGCCTGAGCGTTGCTTGATGGCTGAAGATCTTCAATAACCGAAGCATACTTAACTATCTGAGATAGCGCCTCCTGAACATTGGAGGCATTAATTTCACCATGTGTGTTAAATAATGTAGACATATTCTTTCCCTCCTAGAGAAGTGCGTTACCCAAGTACCACACTGCGTGATACTCTGTAGCTGCAGCTAATCCAACTGCGGTTTGTGTAGTGGAGACGAGTGACGAATCTGTCATACGTCCAACGTAAATACCAAGCTGAACCCCAGCCCCTGTGGTCAAAAGGCCTGCAGCGGTAGCAGCAACAGCCGCATTTACAGTAGAGGATGCAGCGCCAAGTGTATCAGCGGCATCATCTACTCCGTATAGTCCGGCCTGTGACCAAACAGTCACCTTTCCAGAACCACGATTGGTTGCTGGCCCGATAACTACAGCACCGCCACCGGCGACCTGTGTTGCCTGACCTGCTGTTTGACCAATTAACGAACCGAATAGTGTACCATAGCCACCAGAAACTTCGCCGCCATCATCGCTGAGTCCGCCTAAGCTTCCCTGAACACGCACCTTGCGTATAAAAGAAACACCAGTTGGAGCACCAATGGCGGGCGTGCCACCAGGGGATGGGCCAGATGCTACATCTGCAGCATAACCTTCTGCACCAGGACCCGTCATGTTGGCGAGTTCAACATACTCACCGCCTTCGAGTGCTCCATTATCAGCGTCATCAAGGTCGAACTGCCCAAGAGGTCTTAAACCAGGATTTAATAGTTTTAAAGACATTTTTTATTCTCCTTATAAAAATTTTACATTAAATATATTCAACCATTGAATATATTGTCTAGGTTTATTAAACTAACTTGAAAGTTGATTATTTTAACTAGTTTTCTTGAACGAGTCACGCAACCAAGCGTAATTTGCTCTATAGTTTCCTGTAGGACTGCTGAAAGCCACATCCTGTGTCTGACGCTGTTGTTCTAATCCGTTTTCAACAAGCCCTCCTCTTCCGATAGAGTCTGAGACTACTATCGCCTTTGGATGAGCCGAGTTAACTAAATCAGCACCGGTTTCGTCATGCACATTGTACAGGGTTTTATAATCGCCCTTCGGGGTTTCCGATTTTTCGTCGTACAGTCTACCTAGACCTGCAAAATATGATCGGAGATACTGGTCACTATTACTTAGATCTGTTACAGCATCCTTGTAATAGGCCTTTGAAAAATCATCAGCCTTCTTTGAAAGCCTTGAATTATCATCATTTAAATTGATATTAGTAGAATTTGAAGCTTGCGTTGCTAGCTTCTTTAATAAATTAAATCTTTTTTCGTTATTCATGTTAGATTCCTTAAACATTTCCGAGTTTTTTAACAAAGAATCAACATCTTCAGATGCCAGCGCAGAAAGCTCTCTTATCAGGTCTCTTTGCCTTCTTCTTTCTTTTCTGGTCAACCGGTGCTTGCCTCGGCTGGCGACTCCTGCTCCTGGCTTTCCTCCGATTCTATCATCTCTTGTTATTCTTTTCGCCCTGTTTGATCCAGATCCCGGGCCTACCAGGCCAGAGCCTAAACTATAATCTAAAAGTAACTCAAATGCTTCATTCACAGCTATCTGTCCATCTGGAACTGCTTTTGCAAACTCTTCAAAGCTTGTGAATTGATTGCCTCCTCCTAGCATTCCGGGGCTTTGATTTGCCGCCTCATAGACAACCATATCTGCGCCTCTTCTCTTGCTTAAAAATTCTCTGGCAACACTGACTGCTCCTTCGTTATCCCACTTAGAGCTATTCACAAACACCCAACTCATGCGCCCGCTCCCAAAAGAGTATGGGGGAACTAGCTCTATATAATAGTCTTTATCATAAACATATGACGCAAGTCTTTCTAAGGTTTTTCTTAGAAGCTCTCTATCTCCAGACTTTTGTATATCTCTAAGAATATTCTGAGTTTCTTCCCAATTTCCTCTTTCAGCATTCGTTACAGCATCCTGAGTTTGTGGATGAACATAATCGGGGCTTCCTGGACCATGAACAGAAGGCTCATCTTCGTCCCCCTCTCCAAACTTATCCATAATTACATCCCATAAATCTGGGCCAATCGTAACACCAAGGGCCAGGAGGCCGCCAGCAATAAGCATTCGCTTGCCTGGAACTAAGCTTCTGAGTATAAACTTTTGGTCCATAGGATTAAGCCTTCTAAGCCAGCCAGCTGCAGTTATATCTTCGCCAGCTTCAGCTGCTCGACCAATAATTTTCGCCGCCCTTGCCTTTCCTGTGTCAGTTTTCATTAATTGCTTCATTATTTTGTCTGTATCACTATCGCTCATCTTTTTCAGAACCTTAACAGCATCATCTAGCTCTAACTCTTCAATGACTTTTGCTGCAGCAACTACGTCTGTTTTTGCAAGATCAGATACATTCTTTGCAGCAAGTTCTACGCCATTCTTATCTAGCGCTCCGCCCAGGCCGGAAGCAGGCGGATCACCGCCCGGCGGAGTAGGTCTAGGAGCAGGCGGATCACCGCCCGGCGGAGTAGGTCTAGGGGTCGGAGTAGGTCCGTCAGGGATGAGACCCTTAGATCTGGCAAGTTCCTCGTAAGTTAAAGCGCTTGGCCTAGAAAGTGTTGGGGCGCCAGCTATATTGTCTGCAAGTTTAGCGGCATTAACCGTATCTCCAGCAGAGCCCATAGCGGCTACCATGAAATCAGCAACATCCTGATTGCTTGATCCTGGAGGCATATTGTTTTTTATAGCTTTAAATAGCGCCTTGGCACATTCGTCCTCACACCCACTGGGCCAGGCCACGCCGGCATCAAGCTTTGTAAAGACAGCCCCAACTTCCGTTTGCATCGCAGTAAACTTGGTTGCCAATTGAGCATCATCCGCTGCTCCCAAAAGTTTCTTAAGACCCTCAATGGCGTCAGGGTTAGTTCTTGCTATATCAGCCAAATCAGTATTTTGAAGAGCAGACCTAGAGCTTCTCAGTATGTCATCAGATACTTTTATAGCAACCTTGGAAAGGTCAGAGCCCATAGGGGGCGCTCCCTTGTTAAAATTAGACATCGTTTCGAAATATGAGTCCAAAGCGCTTTGATCTGAAACCTTCTTTATTCGCATGCGACTTCCTGCTCCAATATTTCATCTATTGTTCGCTCTATTCTGTAAGCTAGTTTTATATTATTTTCGTCAAGAGCAGCTTGAGCCAAGACTCTTAGATCATCAATAACTTCGCCTTGCAGCTCTTCCTCAAGAGCATCTACGGCAACTTCATCAGAAGCTTCATCAAAAAGATCATCTTCCGCTGGAGAGGCGTTTTTTCCCGCAGCATATTGTCCCTTTTCTTCAGGCGACATATTTTGGGTGGCAGCCGTGTCATCAGGTGTCCACTCAGCAATTTTATTTTGTAATATTTCAGCTCTCTTAACTGTATCAATAACTCTTTTTTCAAGCTCTTTGAATACTTCGCTTTTATCAAAATTGGCTAAGTCTTCTTTGCTCCATGAATTAATCATTTGGATCTCCTAAGAATGTGTAAGTATATCATAACATTTTGAATAATTAGTAGTTTGTTAGAGCAACATAAACTCTAACGTTCCAATGGATGCAGACGGAGGACCTGTGCATATCGCAACGCCAGGATGTCCATCCGTAGGCTGCTGAGAAGATAGCTTTCCATCTAGGCCTATATATAAAGTGCAGTTAACAGGATAGACCTGAGTTGTATCAAATTGATCAGTTGCATATATTCCTCGTTGATAATGAATAGTTACTCGGCCACTGCCAATCGTAGTGTCATCTCCTGGTTTGCCAGATACTCTGTAAATATAATTTACAATAATTCTAAAACTATCAAAAGTGCCATCGCCATCTGAATCATGATTTAGCTCTGTTCCGGAAGGAACTGTGATAACACCATTGACAGTATTTAATACAACAGAAACCGTAGAAGTAAAACTATTTTCAATAATATTTGGAAACTCTAATATGCCAGTAACATCAACTGAACTAACCCTATTTCCATTGCTATCTATCTCAGAACTTTGAGCATCAATAACTACTATCTCATCTACCTGAGCTTTGGTAAAGGCAGAGGTTCTAACATCATCAATAATTCCCAAGGGAGCTGTTCCATCGCTAATGCTGGCAACAATGTCGTTTCCAATGAGTCCAAGCTGGGCAAACATGCCTGGCTCAAACTCAGCAGTTGGGTCTACGGGTAGACTCATCGGTAAGGCATTGCCGCTATGAATAACTTTTAACAACCTTGTCTCCTAGAATAAAAATATTAAAAGGGAAGGGAAAACTCCCCTCCCTTTTATTTTACTATTAATAGTAAATATTTTTAGTTTCTGATTTTGTTTATGGTAGCTTTAACCATATCTGCAGCAAAGCTATCTCCATTATTATCAAACTCAGAAGCCAACTTATCAAGAGATTGATACAGCTCTGACTTTCTCTGTGCTTCCTTTACAAGGTCGCCCCTAATGCTAAAAGCTGTAGCTTCGACTACATCTGCAGCAAAACCCTCACCTTTAGCTCTCAGACTTGCAGAGATTTTCCCCAGACCATTCATAATGTATTGACCTGTAGGGTCAGCAGTTTTGTGGTTTTCAGAAACACTCTTTGTCACAGTTCTTTTTCTCATAGGAGCCGGGCCATCTGCGGCCATTGAGTCATCCAGATAATCCATCATTTCACTGATTTGATCTTCAACGTTATCACCAGACTCAACATCATCAACCAGCAGGTCTTTCAGGCTCTCATCATCTGCATAAGAAGTTTCCTCCAAGGCTTCGTCCTCTGTGAGGCTCATCTCCTCTTCCTCTTGGGCAAGTTTTTTTATTTTTGTTTGGCTATCGCCCAAGATGTTAAAAAACTCTTGGGCGATATTGTTACCATTGCCTCTAATGCTATACATTATGCCTCCTTATTCCCACATAGATGCCAGACCATTGGCAGACAGTAGTGATGTGTTAGAAACCGGCTGAGATCCAGAATCGGACTCTACCCCAATATTTACTCCTCCAAGATCTGATGCGATCTTAACACTTCCCACTGGACGTGCATTACCGATACTTCTCTTGAATGCTTCAAATGCATTATTATCAAAAGACATAATCTCATCAACTTGGCTATCTAGAGCAGTTTTTGTTGTAGACAAAAGACCCTTTCTCTGCATTTCAAGGCCAACATCATAGGCTCTGCGAAGCTTAACTCTGTATGACTCCCGCTCCTCATCAACTCTCTTTGAAGCAAGGCGTTCGTTTAGAGCTTTCTTTACAGAGCTTTTAGCTTTAGCTTCCACAGTCTGCTTTGGAGCAGAAGGCTTAGCAGCCTTTGTGGGAGTTTGAGCCGCACCATTAGAAGCCTGACTTACACTGTTTTTAGCTGCAGAATTTTCTGCTTGCTTCAAAAAGCTAGCCCTCTTATTAGCTCTGTCACTCAGAATTCGATCCTCTGCTTGCTTCAGTATTGCATTGCGTCGAGAACGTCTAAGGTTCATAGCCTCTGACACGAGACTGTCAACCGCTGAATCATCAGCATTGTCGATTGAGTCAACAACGGCATTGATAGAATCTTCAGCCGCATCTTCAGCTGCATCTTCAGCTGCATCTTCAGCTGCATCTTCAACATAGTTGACTGAATCTTCAACATTATTTGAAGTGCCAAAGTCCATTGAATTAGCCAGCCTCACAAGAGCCTTCGTTTCTCCTGTAATCTGATCGGCGTCTCTTAGCGCCGAACCAGCAAGCTTAACGAACTGTCCTCGCTGTGTTGAAGATAGCTTTGATATATTATCATATGTCTCTGCGACCATAGATAACTCATCTGCCGAATCATCAAGCTTTCTGTAAGCCTTCTTGAGATTGCTAAGAACATGACTAGAAAGCGCACCTAGCTCTCCGCCTAAGTCTCCGCCCTCTGCACCAATATCTTCGCCAGGAGCGCCCTTATCTTTGCCTGTAAAAACATTTACATCAACATCGGCAAGTCTATCGTCCTGAAGCGTTGCAACAAGATCTCTTACCTCGTCAAGAAGCTGCTCAATCTCTGCAAGCCTATTGTCGATGCCTTCTGCGGGATCTTCAGGCTCTTCTTCGCCCTCTTCTCCTTCTAAGTCAGCACCCTCATCGAGCGGGGGAAGAGGAGGGAGATCCCCTTCGGCCTCGGGAGGAGCGGCTTCTGCACCACCTGCATCGGGAAGGGGAGGCAGAGGAGGTAGCTCTTCTCCTCCAGCTTCTTGAGCAGACTTTAAAAGGTTTGCAACATTATCTAATCCAAAGGATCTAATTTGATCACAAACTTCCTTGCCATAGCTCTGACTCTTTAACCAGTTCCAGTTATCTTTTAGTTCTGGACCAAAAATATCTCCAGCAGTAGCAGATATAACTCTCTTTTTGCCAGCAAAAACTTCAAAAAGACTTTTGCCATGATTTATAGACCCATTTGAATTACGACGAACAGTAAAGCGAGTGCTTAGACCGGGACCACTATACGCCTGCTTCTTCAGCCCCTGGCGCGCAAGTTCTGCTCTATGCAGGTTTTCCTTTGTCTGAGAGTCTCCGGGAAACATTCCAGATGCTCCACCCATATTCCCTGTCTGCTGCATTTGCTTGTCTTGATTGTCTCGAACATTTTTATAATCTTCAGACTTATAAGTATTGGGCTCAGCGCCATCTGCGCCACCCTGCATGTAAGCAAGTCTACGCAACCTTCTCTCTTCAAGCTTGGCTCTGCTCAGTTTTTCCTTGGTTTCTTTGTCTCCAGGAAACATTCCATTGTCGCCGCCCATGCCCTTGTCTTGCTGCATTTGCTTATCTTTTTTAAAATCAAACGTTTCGCCCTTATAAGTATTGGGCTCAGCGCCATCTGCTCCACCCTGCATGTATGCTACACGACGGCGAAGCTCTGCTCTCTTCCTTAATCTTGACTCATTCATGATATCCTCCACTATTGAATTTATTGAAAAGTCGTCCACATAATCAATGTCACTACCATTATTGGCAAGTTTAACATTATGATTCGTGTTATCCGTAGCAAGCTCCGTCAAAACATGACCGCCAGACGGAGATGATAGGGGGTCGCCTTCTGCTGGAAAACCATCAACTGCCTCTGTTTGCCCGCCACCTAGCAAACCCCTTTTAGAACTAACTCCACTATATTCAGATACGTCTCCGGGCAGTTTAGAGCCTTCCAGGTTTTCGCCTGTAGTAAACTCTGTTCTGGGAGCCGGACTAATATCTGATTTAGTTGTTGTGTTTAACTTGTTAATTAAACTGCTTATTACATCTTTAACCTCAGAGGATACGCCCTCATCCGCTAGGACGTTCGTAGCCTCTGATACTGCAGATAAAGTTTCTGCTATATTTCTATCTCTTTCTGAATTATCAGTAAATCCGCCAGCAGCGGTTTTTAATAATCCATTATTTTCTAAGAACCCTCTTACTATGCTTCTTCTATCTTCCACCGAACATCCGCTTTCGCCGCAAGCAGTCTTCATTATGCCGTCCAGATGCTCTGCCTGCTTCAAGCTGAGCCGCCCCAACATAGTGCTTACATCGTCTACCCCATAGTTCATAAACTCGCCGGAATACTCCTTCAGGGAGGCTATGCACTTTAATAGCACAGCTCCTGGCTCTGCAGGCTGAACAACAAGGCTGTACTCAATGGGCTTTAGACCAACGTTAATTTCACCATGAGCAGTTTTATTGTTAATATGATTACAATACTCATCTTGCGTAGTAGCACGATTACCACACTCAGAACAAATAGAGGTTTCAACCGCCGTGCCCATAGAGCCGTACCTTACAAGGCCTGTTTCAACCTTTCTTGCCAACTCTGGATAGTTTACTTTGTCTAATGCGCATAGTCCTATGATTTGTTTAAATTTTTCATCGTAATGTGTATCTAGAATTATTCCTCTGATTCCATCTACAGAGCTTGACTCGTGATCTCTGCACAAAGGTAGCCCGACCCAGCTGTTTGCAGCCTTTTTTAATTCAGACTCTGGAAAGATATCTTTGTTATTATTCCTATGAGGCTGAACATTTCCATTCCAGTTCCAATTTTCATCAAAAAAGCCCCAAGCATCTTCTCCGCTTGAGACCTTTTTAATATTCCCTTTTTCGTCAAGCATAGCTGATTCAGCCGCTTTAAGAAAGACTATTGAAAAATAAAGGAAGTCATCAGACTTTGGAGCTATGTTCTTTATGCTCTGAGCAAGCTTTGTAAATCTCCGGACGAGCTTTGGATTGGCAAGTATATCTTGCCGATCATGTGTGCCCACGATATTATTTTCCGGAGAAAAACATACTTTCTTAAACATAGATAACCCCTCTAAATAAACAGTACAATTCAAATATTTATATAAATATTAGTTTTTAAACTTTTTGTGTAATTTTTTTTTGAATTACATAGTTTTTTATGGCTTGTTTTCTTCAGATTCTTCAGAAGAATACTCTTTTAACACCTTTATTCTTCTATCATCTTCCTCTTCTGAGTCTAAATAAATAGTATTTTCTTCTTGAATATCATTATTATTTAATTTTTCTTTTGAATTTTTAACTATGATTCTCTTGGTTTTATCACCAAACTTAATAAACATATTTACTCCGATAAGATTAATATACCCAAAATATCTGAATTTATATACTCTTTAGCCCTAGATAAGGCAAGCTTTAAGTCGTTAAGCATATTCTCTGTATTCTGAGTTTTTTGAGTACATTGATTTATAAAATCATCCGATTCTAATATATTTATTAAATCAAAAACTTCTTTTATCACTTTAGAGGTATTCTTAGAAGAATCAGCAATAGCGCTAATTACTTCAGATGTTGTAGATATATCTTTTATTTCATTAAGTATTTTAATACCATTTTTTATATTCATCAACATTCTTTTTGTTATTCTAGTATTTCTTTTTGAAGATTGATTATATTGTCCTTTGCTATTTGTTATAGCTTCTTGCTTTCCTTGTATTTTTTGATACTCGGCAAGGTTTTTGTTAAAATTTTCAATCAAAGTGTCGCACAAACCTCTTGCTCTGTCAAGGTACCTTAAAGCGTGCTTGGCCTTTCCTTTTATATCGTCTGGAACAGGGATTCCAGCAGACTTAACCAACGCACGACTATATAGCTCTACATTGCTTTCAGAATACTTCTCTTTTAAAGCCGAAAAGGCGTCTCTCGTTCCATATCCTTCAGGAATTGTAACTAGATCGCTTGATATTGAGATCTTCTTTCCATTTTTAATCTCTATTTCTTTTTCAAGAATATTTTCCAAAATTATTTTATCATTATCTTTTTTTGACACAAAGGCGATGCGCTTTCTGGAGTTGGAAATAACTTCACATATTTTGCTTAACGCCTTATCTCTTTCTTCATTATCAAGGTCTGAAAATCTCATAGATTCGCCTGGAATCATGGAATAAGTCGAGTTAATATTCTTATAAAAGCCCTTAGATACAATGTCTGACAAGGTAACTTCGATAAAGTTTTCTTTATTTGCAGAAAAGACCTCATTGTATAGTCCTCTAAATATTCTGCTATCCTCATCAGGTGCGGCGTGCTTATATAGCTTTATTTTAAATTTATCATTTAAAAACAAGTTATCAACATCAAAAGCAATTACATCTTTTTCTTCATCATAGTTTAATGAAGCATTTTTAACTATTTGTGCAATAGAATGCTGATTTTCATTGTTATTTACAACATAAATTTTATTATCTAGAATGTTATAAAACCCAGACTTTAATACGCTAGATCTCTTAAAAATACATTTATTAAAACCCGAATGATCAGTCACATTGGCTATCTTTAACAAGTCATCATGAAAATCTGCTCCCTGCTCAATATAAATAGAGTTTGACTGCTTAATCCCCAAAACATCTGACAGACCTCCAGATATCTCTAAAACATATTTTACATTTGCGCAACCATACACTTCTATAGATCCGGGTTGAACATTTTTACAAATCTTTTTTATTTTAAAATCTTCATCTATAAATATTATATCAATAGGATAACCAACACTTCCCATGTGATAAAAGACATCTGTGGGCCTATCATATGGGAATAGTAAGCCTGCCTCATTTCCTAGTTTAGAATATACTTGCAGCCCATCTATTTTTTCCCTAGTAGTTTTTGCAACATCACATCTAAAAACAATAGCTGCGTCATCATTATCTTCTTTGTTGTAGCACCTTACTATAGCGGTCTTATCTAGATCGTTTTTAGAAATTAAATATTTTCCAATTTTATTTATATGCTTCTCTATTATTTTGAATCCTGCTTTTTCCATATTAAAAGAAAAGTCTTCCGAATTGCCAAGAACTACTAGACCTGTACTTTTTGGTCTAAGTTGATTATAAATATTATTTAAAATAATATCTAAGGAATTATTATTTACAGAAGCATTTGTTATGTAAAATCCATCAAATCTTTTTCGAAAAGTATGAAACATTGGATTTCCATATTCTTGATGAAATTTATATATATTTACTTTGCTTTTTGCATCTTTGGATAAATTAATTAAGTTATGTCCTTTGTTTAATATTATAGATGCATTTTTATCGGTCTGCTTGCCAACCCCCAATATTGTAGATTCTTTTCTCATTAAGCTTAAAAACCTCTTAGACATGTCAGCTAGAGCGAAAAACTCCTCTGTATCAATCACGTCTGTTGTAAGGTCATCTAATGGAAAGATCATTCCTTCGGAGTAACCTATAGGCTCATCTGGAGAAAGCTCTTCTAACTCTCCTGGTCCAGAGGCTGTGCTTGAGCCAGAAGTTGTACTCTTTCCTTCTCCAACGAATGTGTCGTATGTATTTGAGTCCATAGCAATTGGATCTACGCCTTCTTCCATCAAGTTCAAATCTGAATATGGTGGCCAAGATAATTTTTTCATTTTAACTCCAAATAATCATATCTTATATTAAAAATAGCAGAATATCAAAGCCTTCTCATCAACTCGCTTAGGACAACATTTATAAAATATGGATCCTTTCCATTTAAAACATTTTTTATAAGACCAAGGCTAACTCCGATGGCTGCCCCGCCTGGTGCCCGCTTGCCCGCTATCTCCATAACATTAAATTGTTGTATCTTGTTTGAGACATTCATATAAGACCTCGGCCTAGCCTCCAAAGACATTCTAGATATCATAATTTTTATTATATTATGCAACTCTTGAGCAACATATACAGCATTTTGTTCAAGTAGTTGTGCTTTTTTATCTATCTTCTTCGACATATTTCTTCGCCTTTGATACACTGGATTGATAAGCTTCTCTTTTTGCATCTTTCATTTCTGCGCCTAACTCTACATGCATTTTTAATAATTCATTAAACTGCCGCGTTACTTCTATAAGAATTTCTTCTTGATTATTAAGATCTGACTCAACAATTTTAATTAATAAATCTCTAAACAATAAAGAGTAGTCTAAAGACTTTTGAGTAGCAACTTTCTTTATTAAAAAATCTGCAAAATTAGCCAAAGCTAATTCATCGTTATGATCTAAATTATCTCCTAAGTTTACGAAGTAATCTAGTAGTTCGCCATAGTCTATAGACTTAAATTTTCTATCTTTTCTTTTTAAGAAAATAGGCTCATCTTCTTGATCGCTATGCATAGGGGGCATAACGGGTTCGCCAGGAAGAGCGAGACCTCGACCTACGCCGCTGCTGGTATCGCCTGATAGCCCCTCCTCGCCAACGTGAACGCTAGGAAGGTCTTTTGGACTAAGCTTCTCCATTACTTCTGGTTTTTTATTTCTATAAGATATTTTTTTCATTTTTTCTTTTTTTTACCTGACTTGAGACCTCTTTTGACTTTTCCAAACTCTTTAGATGTAACCCGATCTGATAAAGACTTGCCTTTTCTTTTCTTTGGCTTAAACTTATTTCCCTTCGCATCCTTCAATTTTCCTCCTCCAATTACTAAATCTGCTGGAGTAAAACTAATACGATCTCCGCTTGGAGAAACTGTTTCATACAATGGTGTTGTATTAAATCCGCTGGATAATTTTTTCAAATCATCCAATAATTTTTTATCCATCTCCTTCATGATTTACCCCTCTGGAGGCCCTCCCATTGGCGGTGCTGGCGGAGGTGGTGGCGCCTCAGGCCCGCCGCCGCCCATCTCAGGCCCACCCGGCATCGGAGGGACTCCGGGCAAGCCTTCTGCCCCAGGTGCCGCCCCCAGACCCTCAGGAGGCTCTGTTATAGCCTTGCCTGGGTCGAGACCTAACAGTTCAGATAGCTTCATAGCCCCTAATGCCTGCTGCTCTTTAGCAAATATTTGCTCATCAATCATCTCTTCTCTAATTCTACGTCTTTCGTCTTCGTATCCAAGCCCAAGACTACGATGCAAGGTCTGCAAGGATATTTGCTTATTACCAACGAAAGTGCCGATTGATGTTATAAAGTCAGCCATATCGTACAGATTCATATGGTTAAAGTCAATAGATGGGACCAATAATCTTTTTTCTCCGTCCTTATATTCAAAGAAATCTTGAATTTCACATATAGGTGCAAAGATTTTTCTCTCAAGCCACTTCTTCATCATGTTTCTAAATATATCATATCGCTGCCTAAGAACCTCTAACCCAACAGAAGAGCTTGCGTAAGTTGCAGCCTCTTGGTCCATCAATGCTTTTGGAGTCATAAGCCCTGCATATAGATTGTTTATAATAAGCTCAATGTCTGTGCCTATCTCAAGGACTCCTCCGGAGAATCCGTTTCTCTCTATTTTTACACCATTATGAGTAACAATTTTAAAATCTTTATCATACTGAGCTTCTTCTAGAAGATCCTTAAACGCCTCAATGTCTGATTGGGTGGGGCGGTAATCACCCTCTCCGCCCAAAGTAACTAAGGTTAGAGGGTTTACCATGCCATCCGCCTGGGCAAACTTACTCTCTCTAAGCTTGTCATAAAGCATTAAATCTTTATATATAGATACAATGACAGAAGTTCCTCTTACATCATATGGAGAGCTTAAAAGCTTTAAGTGCGCCACGTTAAATGCGTCTAATGGAATATTTTGCCCTTTTTTAACATAATTTATAATATGTTTCGGAATATATTTTCTTAAAGACAAATCTGCAGGAGAGGTTGAGCTGATAATTCTTTGCAAATTTGCATCTGGCCGAAGAGAAACCAGTGTATGATTCCCTATGACAGACTTTTTAACATGTACATAATCTGGATTTAATATTGTTATTCTATTCCAGACCCCAAGGCTTTCATCTAGTTCGGCATAAGGAAATGCCTCACCCATCTTCCAAAACTCTAAGGCGGCCCCATAAACAACAGAATATAAATCAATTTTTTCCGCCATCTCCATAAAAAATTGTTGTACTTTTTTGTTCTTACAAGTTATGTTTATTTTACTAATAGGATAAGAGGCATGAAGGTTAATGGCATTTCTAACTATAGGGTGTGTATCATAAAAAACGCGATTCCACGCGTTCATAGTCACGCGATCCCTAGGAAGGTTTAGGTTAGCCAGCTGAAATAAAGGCGAGTAAATCTCGGGAGACATCCTGTCCGTTGTAGAAGAAACAGTTGGACTAGCCATAGGCGAAGCTATAGACGCATTTTTTATCATATTTAAGCTATCTCTTCTAAAGCCTGGGCTGTGAGCTATTGAGCCATAAATGCCGGCCTCACTCTCTTGATCTATTTGCTTGTTTGCCGCGTCTGTTATTTGCGCCCTTCTTACTTCAGAGATGGAGCCGGCTGCTTTCTTTGAAATCTTAGTCTTGGGTCTATCTGTTCTTCTCATTTTTAAATTCTCCTTTTAACATTTGCTATTGTAGACCTCAGATAATCTGACTTTCTCTCTAAACCAGGTTTAATAGTAAAACCTTTTGTTATATCAAATTTATATGCAATATAAGCATACATAAGAGCCATAAGTCCATCATTTGGTGTCGATCCTTTTACAAATACTTTTATTGGCTGTCCGCCAGATACTCTAACCTTCGATTCCATAGATGTACAATGATCTATCAACCACTCTAGATATTCATAGCTTTTCCAGGGAAACCTTATTTTCCCCTTTCTAAATAAATCAAAAAGCTCATCAATTAAAAGATCTTTATTATAAGAAATTATTAATTCATCTTCTCTGTATTTTATAGGCTTTATTAAACTGCCGCTCCCCTGTGCTCCCAAAAACTTTTCTCTATAAATACTTTGTAGATCATGCACAACATCTTGCCCGAAGAACCAGTCAGACACCCCACGGTGAACACCAAATCTTCTATACATCTCTTTTATTGTATCTTTCTTAAAATCAAAATTATTTTTTCTTAATTTATGAGCATGCTCAACCAACAATGTTCCATCAGGCTCTGCCGACAAAACAACTACGCAAGAATATGATTGGCCTCCACGAGAGTTTGGATCATCGTCTTTCCCGCCCCAGTCAACCCCTAGATAAACAGACTTATCATGTGGATTAATTTTCTTTGAAAAGCTTCGCTCTGAATCTCTGCAAAGATTATATATTTCAGCCTTAGTAAGGGGAGATCCGGCACCAGAGTAAAACTCTCCAACCACTTCGTTTTGCCAAATTCTTTCCGTTTGAGCGGGATTATTTTCTGGCATTAATTTTTCAATATTTTCTTTTGTAAAATAAGGAATATATAGTTGATTTATATGAAACCCAACAAACTCGCTATTTTCGGCACCATCTGAGCCCACCCACCTTCCAAGCTCTGTTGCTTGTACTTTTTTCTGCTTTGTTCCGCACAATGGACACTGAATTGTATTTTCATATAGCCATATAGATCTCCACCTATCATCATTTGGTAAATAAAATGGGTATGTTTTTTTACAATTAATACAACCTAGATGATAATATCTTTGGTCTGACATATCCCAAATCGTAGAAAAATAACTGCCCTTTTGTTTTGGTGTTCCGAAGTAAACCTGAACACCTTGACCGACAGGTCCATACTTTGCTGCTGTTAAAATTTTTGTAGCGTTTCCAATGGCATGACCAAACATGTCTTGTACCTCATCAAAAAATACAATATCGGCTGTCATACCACGAATTCTGTCTCCATCTGACCCAAGACTATCGACCCACAAGGTTCCAGCATTAAACTGCTTCATAGTCAAGTTATCTACAGAATTTGAGCTAATAAGCTTATTTTTATTGATAAAATCATTTTTAGCAGTTCGAATCAATGTTTCAAGCTTATCTTGGGAAAACTTTTTAACCTGACCTAGCGCTGGAAATAAATGTACGACTCTAACATTTGGATTATCAAACAATCCGCTGTTTGTAAAAAACAAATCAAGAGCGCCAGCCATCACGGTGGCTCCAACCTGACGCCCCTTCTTTATAACAACTGGCTTTCCATCTTTTCTGGTAGCTTGCAAGGCAATATATCTATATATATCAGCCATAAACTTCCATCCATTATCTAGGACACTAAATTCTGCTCCATCTAAAGTAAGATTGTTTTGAACAAAATGAGCTGGATCGAAATCTAGGAAGCTTGTTTTGAGTTGATTAAAAAGTTGTTCTTTGCTTTGTTTCTTTGACATTATTATCCGGATGCATGAGCCATATAATCTGCTATGTCATCTCCAAATGTTGATGGCATATCTGCTTCAGATATATATTCTACTTTTTCCGGATCAATTTTGTGTTTTTTGAGAATCTTTTCAATCAAGCTTTTGAACTTATTGTGATCTATCTTGCTTTCAATTCTGTCGAATCCTAGTTTGGGATGCTCTCTGCAGTGATTTACGATTGTTCCATAGCTTATATCTGAACGATCTTTTGCAAAAGCTTCAATATATTCTAATATAGATCTAAGAGTTTTTAATATATCCTCTTGAGTGCTGCCGCCACAAGAGCCGCATTTTCCTTTACCAGCCTTTTCCGAGCAGCAATCGTCTTCACATCCAGCAGATTTTATATTTTTATTATTTTCTGTATTAATGTTTTTAACTAGATTAAAGCCGGCACGCTCTTTTAGGTCTGCCATTTTTTCTTCTATTGTAGAGAAATCATTGCGTCTTTTCATAACCGAACGAAGATTGCTGAGATAATCAGCATTCTTTTCTAAGCTTCTTACAAAGCTGCTAACACATTCTGAAGCTCTTTGATCACGCACTCTGTTTATTTTAAAAGACATATTTTAAATCCTTAATTAATTAAAAGAAACTCTAAAGATCACTAAGCTTTTCTGGAACTCCACCAAGGGTCTTCAAAACCTCTGCGACAACGGCTTTAAATGCTTCGGCCAAATCAGCTTCAGCGAGACAGCCTTTGGCAATCTCCAATACATTTTTAGGTATTTCGTCTTTAACTAATGGATTTCCCATTTTATTCTTAATGCAGACCAAAAACTTTTCCGCCTCTGCCTTGAAGAAAAAATATCCAGGGATATTCTCTAGCGCTTCTTGTATATCTTCGATAGAAACCTGGGAATGCGGCATATCTCCAGGCAAAATGGAATCACTGGGCGGTTCGCCGCTCAGCTTCGTTAAAACCATATCAACAAAATCTGCCTCTTTAGTTTTTCCTATATTATCCAAATGATTGGCAAGCTTAGTAAGATCTTTAGTTATAGACTCTATTTTGTAATTATTCATTTTTTCTCCTATGCAAAATAATTTCTCATGAAATCAACACCGGCCTTGCCATCGGCATCTTTGCTATCGGCATTATTTGGGGAGTATGTCCCACGATCTTTGAAGATGTGAAACCCACTATCCATACATAGTTGCATTATTGCAAGTTCTTCCCTGTCATCAATGGAGTACTTCTTCGCCAGGAATCCATAAACATCCTCCATAGAATGTCCACCAGATACATGTGCGTTAATCATAATGCCAGATATAGCCCTCTCAAAAGGACTAACCGCTATAACTATATTATTTGGAGTGCCAGCCTCTTTTTTTAATTCTTTGTAGTCAACTTCTTTTCCGGAGCTATTTGTCCACTTCGGAATCCCACCGGAATCCAGCGAGGACTCCTTCGTGTGCTCTTCTTTAAACTTCTTCTTTAATTTTCCAAGATGGTTTTTTAGCACCAAGATATCCTTCATTATGTTTACTCTAACACTCTCAAGAGATTGCACATCCAAGGCGTTATCCCCATCCTCACGAATGGCACCTGAGATTTGAGAATTTAACTTGTCCAAAAATGTTATAGCCTTTTCGCATCCCACCATGCTTCTGCCATCATGCTGAGGGATGTTTGCAGGATATTGATCTCCAATGTAATCCATAAATTTAGACAAATCACCATCATTTACATAATCAGTCTCTTTGTCTTTGGCATCATCTTCAAAATCTTGCAGGAAAACCTCAGGAGCACCAGGCAGCGGTTCATCTCCATGCTTTTCCACAAACTCTGTTATGCTATCATCAAGGTCTCCAAGGCTATCTTCGCCCTCAATTAATGGCTCAAAGAATTCCGCTACAGTCTCTGCCTCAGAATTACCTTCATCGCCTACCGACGCCATACCTGCTCCAAAGATCTCCTCTTCACTCAAGCCTTCAAATGCATCTTCAGCATAAGAAACATGATCATCTTCAGCATAAGAAACAGCCTCCTCAAAGGTTGCTTCTTTAAAAATTGTTGTTTCTAAATTATTAGCCATTTTTACTCCTACCCTATTAAGCTATAAAGTCCATAATATACGTTTCTACTTTCATTATTATCAGAATAATAATCCAACGGATAACCATATTGAGCTTCTGGCATATTGCCAATCATAATATGTGGATACAACGGGCTTCCGTTGAGTCCTACATTACCCGCAGGAATAGTAGATAAATCTGGATTATCCGGATCATACTTACAATCAACAGATTCTTCCTTAAGGGTTACGTCTGCGAATGGACATTTTGAAATCTCTGCTCCAGATGCAGCCAACATCGTCTCTCTCCATGTTTCTAGGTTTTCTTCAACAATAGCTTTGGCATCTTCCTCATTATCTGCTAGTTCCACAGGGGTTAGCCTTCTGATGGCTAACCCCGCTGTTTTGCAGCCATCTGTTATAGGAAGTCCAAATGGACATTTGTTTGATTTTCCTCTGATCATGGTTAGTATATCCTGTAATTAAAATAAATATTAGTATGTCTAAATATTCAATGTTTTTAACTTATACTCAGACAAATTAATTACATCATCTAAATATTTATTTATCAACTTTCTTTTAATCAATTCTTCTTTAAAGTTACCAACCAACGGAACTGTTGGAAGAAGATTCATTTCTGATAAATAATGCATTGTTATATCTGCGTTTTTATTGATGGACTCACCTATAATGGATGTTATAAAGGCTTCCTTTAGAACCCATTTGTTTTCTCCAGTAAACTTATCCCTATTTTCTCGTGTATAATCAATAATATCTCCATCTATAGAGAGGCCAAAACGAGCGGCAAAATTAATTGATCTAAAAACACGCCTAAAATCATCATTCAAAGTTATTCGAGCAGGAACAGGGGTTCTTAGGATTTTATTATCCAAATCCTCTTTTCCTTTGTTTATAAAGTCTAAAATTTTATCATCAAAAAATTTCTTATGCAAAGTATTTATTGTAAAATCTCTACTATAAACTTCGAATAATTTTCTATCTTTAATATTTAATTCTTTCGTTATATAGTCAACTACATCTACAGAAATAAAGTTGCTTGAAAAATCAAGAACTGCATCTTTTATATAAATAGTGAGGTGCCCATCCTTAAAAAACTTAAACCTTTCTTGCATATAGTCTGCACAGGTTATGCCCAACCTTGTAGTTTCAGAATCATTGGTGGTTATATCTATATCTCTAAATTCGTCTTCCGAGTTTGCATAAAAAGAATCACGCTCCTCCTGAAGGTTGAGGTATAAGTTTCGAGGAACACCTCCAACTATATAGGGTTCAACTATATAATTTTCTTTGCATATTTTTAATATATTTGAATATATGTTATCAAGATTCATCAAGAAACCCCTTTAAACTTTATTGAGGCATCCCTAATTCTTCTGCAGCGGGGGCCTCTTCTGCAGCGGGGGCCTCGGCCGCCTCCTCTTCTTGCGGCCCAGAAGCATCTTCTGTTCCAGGTATAGTATTTTGAGCCTGAACTAAGGCCTTAGCATTTGCAAGTTGCCCCATCATCTTCGTTACCCTCGTTAAAGCGTATGAGAATGCATCAATCAACTTACTTTGAGACTCTGCAAGCTCTGGAAACATAGATGCTATACCTATTTTGTCTAACATTATGTCAAATTCGGCTAATTGGCGAATTATTCTTCTATCCGCAAGCATACCAGCAACTTCATCGAGCTTTGCGGCAGCGTCTTCAAGCTTTATCTCTCCAGCAAGCTCGCTGTACTCACCCTGCCTAGCTCCAGGGATCGGAGTAATATCCTCAAAAGAAACTGGCTCTACATCGTCTGACTTTGGAATCCCATCTTTAGGCTCTGGGGGAGATGTGTCCTCTGTAGCTTCGCCTTCTGGGGCGGCCTCTAAAACTGGACCAACCCCTCCCTCTGCGGGTGGTTGCACAGGCGCCTCCTGTTGCTCTTCAAGCCTGGGATCTGGCCGAGCCTCCAAAGGCGGTTGCTCCGGAACCTCTTGGGCTATTTTCTTTAAAATTTCAGCTCCCTCTTTGTGTCCCAGCTTGGTAAAGCTATTCGCCGTCTTGTAAGTTACATCTGACATGGTATTGCTTAATTTTAACATTTGAACTTGCAAACTTAGATTCATAAGATGCTCTGCAAGAATCCTATAGGTATCTGAATCCATATACTTGTCTGTTCTCAAAAGCTTATCTATACGTCTAATTGCAGTATGAAGCTTGCCCTTCCAGCCGCTAAAGGCATCTTTGTCTCGAACGGCTTTATCGGCGTTTGATGACACATGATCAAAAAGATGTTGATCAAGGCTGTCTCCGGGCATATTATAACCCGTATTTTCTCCCAAATATGCACTTCCTCCGCCGGCATAATATGGGCTATTTCCCTGTCCCATATCGCTAATGTAAACAGCTTTCTTTTTCATATCTTTATCCTCTTTTGAACTGTATTTCAAATGTTCACCGTTACTATAATATTTAAACCATTTTTTAAACTTTTCATCTTCATCTTCTTCTATATTTAAAAAATTACTATAATAATCCAAAGCATTCTCCTTTGTCATCTCCTGACTTGCAACTGAATCATAGATAAGGTGAACAACCTTTAACCAATTATTAACATCAAATTCTTCTCGAACGTCTTCTCTGAATCCGCCTACGTTTGGATAGGCAACCTTTTTTATTTGTCCTTTCTCTAATTTCATTCCAACTATATTATAATAAGCATCATTTAAATTTCTTGTTTTTAATTTTAATAATTCTATTTTTTCTTCTGTGGAAAGCTTTATTTTAAAGCTTTTTGATGCTGATTTTAATAAAAAATACTTTTTAAATTTTTCATCGCTATCGATGCCAAGGCTGGTTAGCTCCTCAGACTTTTCAGATATATGATCAAATTCAGGCGAACTAGCGCTGATAGACAAACTTGCCAGTTTTTTAATAAAATAATTATTTATTTTATCTTTACTCACACTGACCGCCTCGTCCACTCTGTCAAGCTTTCTACTCCCAATATTCCTTTGATCTCTTTTTTCCACTCGTTTACCACTTCTCCGTTTAATTCAGAAAGTTTTGGAATAATATATTCTTTTAAGAATTTCTCTACATGATTGGTTTTAACATCAGATATTTCGCTATATATAGAGAGATTCTCTACTAGCCAGTTCTTAAAAGATATTTCACTATTTAAATCTTTTAGGTCAAGACGTTTTTCGTATATTTCGTTTTCACTAGACATCTATAACTTCTCCCTGAATATAATCTAGACTTTCTCCGTTTAGCTCTCGCGTCTTAACGTCTAATCTGTCAATAAAAATTGGCACAAGATTTGGGCTTAACTCCTGCAACACGTCTAGCACGGCCTCCTTTAAAATTCTAGCCTGTTCATTTACTACATTAATATTAATATTATGTTCAATTTTTTTATCTGCAACACCTTCAATGTACTTCTTCCAATCCTGCATCAATGTCTTCATAGTGTTTATATATTCAATGAAAATCTTATCCTCCCGAAGTGAGCCTCCTTCTTGTAGTAAGTTATAATAGTATTCGATTCTAGAATTTATAAGACTATCTAACTCAAGGAGTCTTTTTGCGACATCTAATTCAGATGTTGCAATTTCATCAATCTTCTGCTGGTATGATGAAGAAGCCTTTATGATCATGCGAGCCTCAGCCTCTGTAGCCTCCCTATCTATCTCTCCTCTTCTGTTTTTAATATCATCTAAAACCTCGCCCTTTAAATTTAGGTGTTCACCCCTAAACTTTTGCAAAGTCATATAGGAGACATGGAGCCTTCTGGTTCTTGGATACTTATCTTTAAGCCAGCGCTCTACCTCTTTTACGGAGTCGCCTTCCAAAAGCTTTTTTATAAGCTCCTCTTTGTCTGGATGGTTTAATACTTTTTTGCTCATATTTGCCTCTAAAAATAAAAAGTCCCAGCTTTATATTACTAAGCCAGGACATTAATATTTAATTTATAAGTCAATTGAAATCAGCAGCCCAAAGCCTACCCTGCCTCAGGATCTCCAGCCTCATCTAGATCCGCTTGGCCACCTGCCGACTGATCCTTGATCTCGGCCGCTGTCATCTCTTCAGCCGGGATATCGATACCCGGCGACGGTAGCGGAACCCAATCATGCGTCTCCAAGGAGGCCGCCGACTGCACAAGTTCCAATATCGCCTGAGCCTCAACAGGCGTAAGATCCTCTGCACTGCTTCTTAATAAAGATGTTATTTGCTTAACATAGGATCTGACAGTCTCTCTTAAGGCTCTATCCTCTCCCTTTTGACCCTTTAACGCTCTAATCTCTTCTATGAGTTGTCTTTTTTTCTCCGGATTAGACTCAAATACCTTCTTAAGGGTAAGGCCAAAAATTGATCTTGATTCTTTTACCAAAGAGTCTAAATAATCAGCCTCTTTTACTAAGCCGATCTTATCCAAATGATTTGCCAAATGCATCATGCTGGACTGTAATGCTGCGCCACCACCAGGAAACTCTCTGCCGTCTTCCGTTTTAAAGCCTTCATTGTAATCGTAAACCTTATTGGTAAAGGGATCTTGAAATACACCATCAGACACGCGCATAGCCTGCACGCCCACGCGATCTGGAGAGTATCTAGTTGATAAATGTGTTGCGCCAGTCTCGCTGGGAACATATGAATCTTCATGGTCAGGAGTTATTCCATATAGGCTATCGGTATCTCTACCTAAAAGCTCCCCGCCCCTAGTTGCTAAATACCTTTCACGAGTTGCATACTCTGCCACATTTGATTGAAAGTGCTGAAAAGCACCATGCTGATCTCCGAGAGCAAACTTTCTGAGAGCTTTTCTTCTATTTGGCTCATTGCTTTTGGAGCTTTTTAATATATTTTTTATTTTTTTAACTCTATTGCCCATGTTATTTCCTTATGACAAAGTAACTCTTGATGATGAAATTACTGCCCCTAGACTATCAAGCTCTTCCGCCTGAGCACTTCTTCTCATTGGCACAGGTCTGCCCTTGGCATCGAAATCAACCTTGCTAACTGGCAACCCTAGTTTTGGACAATATGGCTGAACAGACGTAGGAACTCTTATTAAATCTCCATTTTCTAAAGCTTTTTTGATCATAGCCTCTCTCTCTGTTCCGTTGGATGCATGCTTTAGCAGCTTTGTAAACTTATCAAGTGCTGCCAAATACTGTGTTCCATCAAACTTATCGCCTATAACGCTGAGTGCGTCTTCGGCCTGTCTATAGTCAGTCCTGGAGACTCCATCTACCATTCTATCAACAAGCTGTGCGTATGATAATCTTGACATCTCAACCACTTCTCTAGAGACTTTATTTAGATCCTCTACATGGTTTGAAGCTTTAATAACAGTTCTGAGTCCAGCCTCATTTAGCTTATAACCCCTGCCTTTAGCTACAAAGCTATTCGGAATAACTGGTCGGCCGTTTGGCATATCAACAGGAATATCTATTTCAACCCGGCCATGAGGCGTCGGTATATCCGCAGCAAAGGCAAGCACCTTATCTGTCGAATACGAAACACGAACCTGAGGATTTGGAACCCCGAGACTAGCAAGCTCTGCCGCAACAACTCCTGTAGCAACTCTAATCTGATCTCTGCTAAAAGATGAAGCGGCAGTCACCAACTTGTTCTCCAAGTCAGCATATTTCTCTAACGCAACAGGAACAACTGGTGTATCAACCTTGAAGTCTCTAGAGTTTCTCTGCTCTGCAAATCTGCTAGCCGCAGTCTTCTTGATAAAATTATTTTTATCTTTTATAAAAACATAAACATTTTCTTTATTTAGCTTTACAAGCTTATCTTCTTGTACAAAATGACTTGGCAACGAGGGGATGCCGTTTGTTACTTGAACTGGAATTGGAATATTTACCTGTGTGAAGTCTGACGTATCAACAGATGCGTTACAAAGAATGAAGTGATCATTTGTTCTAATAGCCTTAACCTCTTGAGGCACACAACCCAGAGATACTAATTGTAATCTTGCAAACTTTTCGGCCTTTTTAATCGAATTATTAGATAATGCAGAAAAAGAAGACTGCTTGTCCAGAGAGAATACTCCAGCCAACTCTTTAGATAGCTCGTTATCTTCAAACAGTGGAGACAACTTTTCTTCATACGGAATTCTTGCACTTTCAGCGCCTTTTTTTGCCTCTTTTAAAATCGCATGCTTATCTGGCAGCAAATCACCAAGCTCTCTTCTGAAGTTAGACCTGCCACTAGCAAGGCCGCACAGATGGTCATGAACTTCTGCAATTTCCTTTTGCGTAATAAATTGTTGGCTGCCAACTTTTCTTGCAACAACATCTCTGGCATGACAAATTAATACATCCCTAGAGTTGCTTGCAGCAGCGCTTTCCAGGCGACCTAAGACATAGCTAGTAGTAAAAGTCTTGCCATTCTCTATTTTGTCCAAGGCCTTCTTTGCCTGTGATACAATATGCTTTATTTCATTCATTATTCATTCCTCATCTATTTGTTTTTTAGTATTTCTGGAAAAAGATTATTGATAACTTCTGCTTTTGCCTTCGGCTGACTTGCTACAACCTTCTTAACAAACTCTTCATCTGAGTCAATAACATCTAGCAATGCTGACTTAAACGTAAAAATATCATCGCTAGAAAATCCATATTCATCTGATGAAAAACTACAAATAGGGATATTTTTATAAGAAAGAGTTACATGGTTATGATCATAATTACTAGAAGCGCTCCAATCTCCGCCTTCTTTCTTTTGATATTTTGGATCAGAGCTTCTAACTAAAAAGTTTGTTCCGTCTATTTCTTCAACCTTCCACAAATCATCGTACTGATCTCCCATCACCTTATACATATCAAACGCAATCTTTTTAATCTTTAGATCATTCGTTATTGGGATTATATCTTTAACAGATATATCAGATGATTGTTTTTTGAAAAAATCAATCAGAACGTCGTCTAACTCAGACATGAACACTCTCCTTGCTGTAAAATTTATCTTTATTAATAGAAATATATTTTCTTGATCTTATGATAAACATCGCTAATTATCTATAGAAAAAATATTAATAAAAACATTACTTGGAATCATTCTGGATCTCCATGATTAATTTTAGCGATCTCTTCCAAGATCTCATTTATCCTAGAGTGTGTTTTGCATATTTTTTGTAATTTTTTAACAATACCGCCGTATCGCTTTTTTTGATTTTTATAATCTATATTGCCATGCATAGCCTTATGAACAGCAGATTGAGTTATTCCCAAGTGTTCGGCAATTTCGTTTTGCGTTTTACCCATAAGGCGCATAAATAATATCTTTTTCTGATGCTCTGTTAGATAGGCGCCATTTACTATGTCATAAATTTCATCTAACAACTCTTCTTTTAAATCAGAGATTCTTTCATCAGAAGCATTATCCATCAGAACCTGACTAATACCTCTATCTGAAGAAAAATTATTTAACTTTGCGGCTTCAAATGATATTTCTACAATTTTATATTGATATGTTTTGCTTTTTCTGCCCACTTACCCTACCATATTTCTGGAATTATTTGTTTAAAATCTTTAAAAAATGTAATTTTGTTTTTTTCTGGATCAGAAAAATATTCATCAATATCTTTGTATGACTCTGGCACCTTAAGGAACCTTAGTTTTAGCCCTCTGTTTATATACTTAGCATATATTCTCTGTGCAGACTTCATGCCTGCATCATCCGAATCTAATATGAAAGTTATTCTACTCGTATATCTTGCAAGCTTTAAAAAATGACCTTGGGAAAATGCAGTTCCACAAATTGCCACAGAATTTAGAAGATTATTCTTCTCCATAGATAATTGATCAAAGTATCCTTCTACAACATATGCATTGTCAGAATTTAAAATATGCTGCTTGGAAAAGTTTAAACCATATAAAACATTGCTTTTTTTATAAGATGAGTTCTTATACTTTGGAATACCCAATAGGGTTCTGTCATAATCATCCAATAAAGTTCTTCCGCTTATACCTATTGGCTTATTATATTCCGAATAAATGGGAAAAACCAAAAAGAAGTAATCAGAAAAATCACTTCCTTTTGAATAATTTAATATATTAAGTTTATTTAATAACTCTTCTGATACATATTTTGTTAAAATTCCTGGATTTTGTGGGAAAAAGCCTATTTTGTTATTAACTATAGACTCTTTTGTCAACAATCGATCATTAACCAGGTACTTTAAACACTTTTTAGAGTTTTTTAAATTACTATGACAAATATCTACAAGCTTATTTAGTTCTTCACTCTGACTCATCTGCCTCTACCTTTTTTAGCTTCTTCTGTGTTTCTTCGATTGCGACAATCATATGTTCAGTTACGTTTATTTTGCAACCAACCTGATCATTCATGCACTCTTTTCCAACCAGAACTCCATTTAAAAATTGTGCCTCAACATTATTCTCACAAACTTGACAGGGGAACATAAATGCTTTTCTATTTTTTGATCTTATAATGTCTCCATTAGTCTTCATAGAGAGCTTGGTATAAGAAGATACGTCTTTTAGAACCTCTCCGCACTCATTACACATTGCATCATTTGTATCTACGTCTAAAGAGCCATCTGTAAAACCATCACTCTTTTTGCATCCCGGATTGCATCTTACTATCATACTATCTCCTACTCTATGGCTTCTATTAATGGATTATGTGCCTCTTCTGTTTCCATATTAGCAGTGGTAATGCCTTCGTTTCCAAGATATATATCTCTAACGGCCTGATCATATGCCTCTGCTGTTGATGAGTTAGCAGAAAAAGCCTTTGCAGCACTATCACGGCCTCTTATTTTCTCTCCATCTACGATATAGCTCTGACTATTAGGCCTTTCTATTAGGTTATATTTTACAGCCAAATCAAAGACCTCCTCCTCTGTATTTACGATTCCCTTCACATATTCTACTTTATACTCTGCTTGCCGAAAAGGTGCTCCTACTTTATTTTTTTGAACTTTGGCCCTAACTGTATGTCCGATCCTTTCGCCAGAATCATTTTTTATTACAGAATCTGACCCAAAAACAGGTGCCATATTTATCATCAAGCTACATGCATGCTTTAACGCCTTTCCGCCTGGAGAGGTAGTCGGATCGCCAAACATTTGACCCAAATTTACACGAACTTGGTTTATACCAATAAAAGCAACATTTGCTTGGGCCACGACTGGAGTGAGCTTTTTCAGCTCCGTAGATAGAAATCTTGGAATCGGAGCCATATTTGCCTTGCCTATATCCGCAGCAACTTCTAATGGAGTATTTAATACCGCTATAGAGTCAAGAACTATTATTCCTAAGTTTTTAAACCTTGGGTCTACACCCTCGATCACATGATCCAATATCCCCTTCATCTTTTTTGAAACTTTTTTAGTATTTGAATTGACACTAGTTATTCCAATAAGGCCTTGAAATATTGCCTTTGCATCATTAGTCTTTATAACCATAACTCTGGATATATCAACACCCTGACTCTTGGCCCATTCAGGGTCATAAGTATATTCTGCATCAATGAAGAGAGCTGTATTGTCAGGATTTTCGTTTAAATAATTTTTTATACAAGATAATGCCAACATTGTTTTGCCAGAACTCTCCTTGCCTGCAAGTTGAGTTATTCTCCCCATAGGAATGCCTCCTATACCTATAGCTTCGTCTAACTTTGGACTGCCAGTGCTTATTGCATCATATTTTGTAGATATATTTCCATCAAAGAAGATCGTGTCATCTCCAAAAAACTTTAGAACTTCCTTTTCAGCTTCGGTTGCTGATATTTTTTTCGACATGCTCAACTCCTTTAATATTTGTGTTCTAACCCACCCTCGTTTGGCGGACGCCAGCCGACAGGTGGTTGCCAGCTAGACGGATTATCCGCCTGTTCTGACACAATTGCTTCTGTGTTTATTAATAATAACGAAATGCTAGCAGCATTTTGCAACGCCGTTCTTGTAACCTTCATTGGGTCAATAACTCCAGCTTTAACTAAATCTTCAAACTTTCCATTTGCAGCATTATAGCCAAAGTTTACATTTTTTGAGCTTAAAACCCTCTTTATTATCTTACCAGAATCTTCAAAAGCATTTTCAACAATCTGCGTGATTGGACGCACACACGCGTCTAGGAGTACCTTTGCAGCTGGAACCAAATCTTTATCTAACTCTGATAGATCAACCTTATTTGCAGCCTTAAGCAGCGATATCCCTCCTCCGGGAATATATCCCTCTTCTATTGCCGCTCGGGTCGCACAAATAGCGTCATCAACCCGATCACCCTTCTCTCTAAGCTCAAGCTCTGTAGAATAGCCTACTGTTATTATGGCGGCCTTATTCTTTAGAAATGCAATTCTGCTTCTTGTATCCATTCTTGCTGAGTCGCCAATAAGGG